ATTGCGCTTCGAGATGTCGCGCGAGCTCGTCTTGAGACGCGTCAAATCTTGCCCGTCGGCGCAGGGTATCAATGGCTTTGAAGCGGGCCGTCGAAATCAACCATGGCCGCGGGTTGCCGGGTACTCCACTCCTCGGCCACAGGCTCAGCGCAGCCGCAAAGGCTTCGTGCATCGCCTCCTCGGCAAGATCAAAATCACCGAGCAAGCGGATCAGAGTCGCCAAGATTCGTCCCGAATCCACGCGATAAAGGGAATCGAGCAATTCGCGTATCTGCTCGGTGGAACGCTCGGACATGACGCGCTCGGACATGACGCGCTCGGACATGACGACGACCTCAGCAAACCAGCTACCCCCGAATCAATTTGGCAAACGGCGGATCGCTGCTAAGTGCCCGGTCGTGACTCTGAAATCTGGACAACAAAACGCTTCCTCGGTTAACTCAAGATCGCCAATGCGCTCATTTGAGCTTCGTACAAGCTCAACACTACCGCGTTCCCGTTCAATTTGACGTTCCTCACCAGCCGCACGCGCCTGTTCGCCATCGCATGATCTCCTTGGCCCGGAACCACTTGGGCGGAGGAATCTTGCTTCAGTTTAGGTGTGAAGACACGTCAAACTTCCGTCAAAGGGGTTTGGGAGATTACGGAAGTTACATGTTTGCAGTGGGGACTACAAAAGAATGGCTCCTCAGGTAGGAAAGTAAACCAGTGAGGGGTCTGGAATACATTCCCGCCTGTGTTTTCCAGCCTGAAACCAGCATTTCAGCGTCCTCCTTGCATCAGAATGTTCGCCCTGCCTGACGGATTTGGCCCGGAAATCCGTCTTTTCCGTCTTTTGAAAAGCGGCCTAATTGTGCCAAAGTTTGGTGTGTCTGGGCAGAGGTTGTGGGGATTACGCGAAAGAGATTTAGCTGGATGCCTTCTTCTGGAACGACTTCACGCGCTCGAAATTACTGCATGGTGCGAACTGGTACATTGCATTGAACTCTGCGATCCCGAGAGACTGAAGGTACGCGGCGATCTCCTTTCCCCAGAGTTCGAAGTCGCGCAAAAATGCGATGTATTCCTCGCGAAACGCCTCAAGCTGATCGAGGGTCTGTTCAGACTGTGGAGTTGGTGCGAGAGCAAGTTGCCTTTGAGTCCGGAGCACATAGTAAGAATTGAACTGTTGGATCAGATTTCCAAGCTCCCGCGCACGGGCCAAGAATTGCATTCGGTTTGTAACGGGAAACGCCAGTTGCTCGTTGTAAGACTGAAACCAATTCCCGATGTAATCGCCCGTGACGATCTGCTCCGGCGTCATATTCAAGGATGACCCAGATCGAATCATGGAGATCAGCGACCGAGTGTTGTTTGTTGAGAGGAACTCCGCGAATCGCCGTACGAACTGCCTGAGTCGCACATCATTGGCTGAAACGAAACGACGATCGCGTTTTCTCTGGGCACGCCTTGTTAGCCATGCAACGACACGCGGTCTTGCAAACCACGCCACGACGAGAATGCCGATGACGGCCAGAATGTCTTTGACCCAAGGTTGAGTCAGCCAAGGATATTTAGAAGTGAGTCCTAAGAGGAACAGCAGCAGGCCCAGAGCAGGCGTCAAGACTTTCAGAAACTCAACAAGCAATTCGCGGCGCGGTGGAGCAACAGCGATTGGTACCTCTTCGTTATCGAAATCGTCGTATTGCATACTTTTGGCGATTATTCCCGACCAGAATACACACCGTCAATTCGCCGCATGATCCGCTCCGCCCACTGAACCGCGCTTGCGAACAGTGATTCCGACCGTGGACTCGGACGGCTCTCGCGGAGATCCTCAGGGTTCTTGATGTGCCGGGCGATCAAGATGCCCGCGATGATTGCCAGCACGCGCTTGCGACCTTCCTCCACGTCGAAGATTCTACGCTTTTGCTATTTGTTCGCCATAAGTTTCGCAGCGGTCGGTGCAGAGCATAAGTGCTTGACAGAAGGTGTAAACTGGTTATGTAAGTTAACAGGTTATATGGAGGTTGTACGGCATGGCGATAGGGGAAGTCGTAACGGGTGCGGAAACGATGAGAACAAAATCAGAACCGAACGACGCAGTGCTGACGGTGGACGAGGCAGCGGCCTACCTCCGCGTCAGCGAAACCGCAATCAAGGAAGAAATTCATACAGGCGCGTTGCCTGCCTTCAAAATCGGCTCGGAGTTGCGAATTCTCCGAAAGGATTTTGAGCAGTTCATCCGCAGCAAAATGGTGACACGCGCCAAAACCAAACCGGGCGGTCCGATCGCGAAGATCGAGTTCGTGAAATCGAAGCCGTTCGCATACCAGTGGCCGAACAAGCGGACGGAAGATTTCGACACTGTTTACGATGGCCGCGTCGGGATGAAGAAGATCGTTATCGGCTACACCACCGGGACTATGCACGGCAAGCGTCGGAAAACGGTTGTTCTCGTCGATCGCCGCCCGCTGGTGCGGTTCAAAGCCACAGACGATTTTGACCGCTCGGGATTGATGGTGAGCGTGATCAAAACTGTTGACCGAAAGCAACTGCGGCCCGACGATCCCGTGCCGTTCGAGTACACCGGATTTCGGATCGAGCCGTACCGAACCCACATCGACGAGCCGGGCACTTCTAAGAACATGGTCGTCGTGTGCAAGCAAGACGATCTGCAAACGATGGCGCAGCACGCACTCATCCGTGCGGATCAGATTGAAGGCAGAAAACTGTAAACGTTAAAAGGAGAAAACAAAATGGCGGATTATCGTATCGAACCGGATGGCCTGATCGTGGTCTTTCTCAGCGAGCGGGCCACCCGAAGAGCATCAGGGCCGAATCCGAAAATCGGTGCACGGCTTGGCTTTCGGACCGTGTGGGATACAGCGCAGTTTGTGGAGGCCGGGGAGTCGGAAGGTTTCGTTTTTGAAGGCAAGGAATTCTCGTCACGGGCTTCATAACCTGCGCGGGGCAGAATCGCTCGAAACCGGGGTGATTCTGCCCTAAATTCTACCACCCGGTTTTCTCCATACCGCTCACGGCGCTTCGATTCACCCCCCCAACGAAAGTTGATGTCGTAGCCCCTCCTGCCGGGACAAGATTTGCTCCTCCCCTATGAGTTCAATCGATTCACAGGAGACGAGCAATGAAGAAACAAGGCACGACAGACGCGAAGCGAGCGGCTGCAAACGACAAACCTGACAACGGGAAGGACCGTCTTGCGGTTTTAGTGTGGGGTGAAAGTGGCCGTGGAATGTGGTGACTACAAAAGAATGGCTCCTCAGGTAGGACTCGTACTCTGACCGTGTTTTGCAAGTCTTTTCCTATCAGTAAGTTATTGGAAAATAAGGAACCGAAATTTCGCATATTCCGCAGATTTCGCCAGTATCGGAACATTTGGGTACAGCGTTTAGGTACAGTAAATCCACTCAGGTAGCTCCTTAGGTAGCGACGAATAAGCAAATCCCGCCGCACCAAAAATTGTACCCACAAATTTGGGTAATCGCAGTGGGGTTACATCGGACTGGATGTGGACCGGATATGTATTTGCTACCTCGCCAAAGAGCCACTATGGTTGGCCCACTGGGAGGAAAACATGAAACGCGCAATAGTCGTTCTGTTCGTCGTGGTGCCAGTCCTGATCGGCATCGTCGCCACAGTTGCACACCCGACTGCTCAGCCTGTGCAACAACAAGCAGCAGCCGGAACCATTCATAGCCGCTACACAGACTGCATGGCGAAGCCGTATCCGAAAAATCTGTCAAAGGCTGCTCGGAAGAAGGCGGAACTCGAACGCTACGAAGCCTGCAACGCAGAAGGTAACGCGGCTATGGTTGTTGGGCTGAAGGCTGTTCAGCAGCAGCAGGCGATGGAGAAGAGCATTACTTCACATGAGTGAGCGTGTTCTGTCCTGCTACTTTGGTTCCGATAGGCGGAGGACAGAGAGCCGCAATAGCAGCCAGCAGTGCAGTCCATTGTTCTGCGGTCAGAGTGCCATCCGCCTTTTGGTTCGTTGCCGCGTGGAAAGTGATGTTGATGTTGCCGATATTAAGGTTGTTGGTCGGTACGTTGAAGTTCATTTGTTATGCCCTCGGATATGTCTGTCCGTATGGGACTCGGACAATCTCTGATGAATAGTTCCCTAACTCCACGTTGGTGCATTTGCCGTCTGCTGTGATGCCCAAACCGGGCCCGGTCGGAGTTACCGCTCCGCGCCCGATTCCTACGACCGCACCAATCACGTAGCGCAGTTCCACCATGATCGCGTCCCAAGCCGATGAGGTCAGGGCAGATGTGCAGGAAAGGCTACCGGGCGTGCCGTTGCTGTTGTCAACGATCTGAACGCAACAGGCATTGTTGGTCTCTTGCTGACGCTGGGTGCCTGCGGACGCCGTGCGAACTGGTCGGTCACGGTCGTGAGAGCCGGAACCAACGCAGACATGATCTTGTTCTCGACACCCTGCACACCGATTTGCATCAGTGACAGGTCTTTGGTGAACTGATGCGCAGCGAGTGCCGTTTTCTCGTCGAGCACGGCTCCCATCTTGTCGGCTGCGTCGGTGTATTCTTTGATGCCTTCCCGTCCTTCGTTCAGGAACGGGATCATGTCCGCGCCAGCCTTGCCGAAAATCTGTATCGCAAGCGCAGTCTTCGCCACGCCATCGGGCATGTTAGAGAACTTGTCTGCTACATCAAGCAGGAGGTCGGAAGTAGGTCGGAGTTGACCATTGGCGTCCTTTACTTCAACGCCCAGACGACCGTAAGCCGTCTTGGATGCATCGGCAGCGGAGGCAGCAGCGAAGGCTGACTTGCCCATCTTCTCCAGTGCCTTGCCCATCTGCTCGGCATCAACACCGAAGATTTTTCCAACTGTGGTGAATGCGGACAGCGTCGAGACTGCGACACCTGTCTTCTGGGACATCTCGTAGATTTTGTTTGCGTTTTCAGCCGCGTGAACTGCGATGCCCACGAAAGCAGCATCAGCCGCTACTACAGCAGCCGCCGCACCAGCAGCAGCACCAGCCACAAGACCAAGTCCGCCGCCTCCAGCGAACTTTGTGATGGATTCCAGCGCAGAGGCAGCGGAGGAGCCGACCTTGTCGAGAGCATTCCCAACCACAGCACCGAATTCACCGAAAGGAGCCAGAGCCTCTTCTGCCGCGCTACCAACTCCACGTAGCGCACCTTCAATCTCCTTACCAGTGCTTTTGGCGACAGCCTCAGCCTTGGTCATGCCAGAGAAGAAACCCGCTCCATCAAAACCTAACGCGACGAGAATGTTGCCAAGGATGTTACTCATTAGTTATTCGGATTACCTCTTGACTCGGAGGATTGAACAACCGTTCAAAAGCTCTCACCTGCTCTTCCGGTGTCAGAGGCGTTAGAACTGATTGCGTAGGTGCCTTGTATCCGGGCACAAAATCCAGCGGTGAGTACGGAGTCGGACGTTTGTCAGGATCACGGTGACAGTTCGCCACAGTGCTTGCCACGATGCCAGCACAGACAAAATCGTGCTCACGTTGCGCATCCAGCCTGTCGTTCAGCAATTGAAACGACTTCAAACTAAGTGCGCCGAAGTCTTCATCTGTCAGCCGCATGTCGATCAGGGCGATAGCCCATAAATCGAGAATGTCTACTGAGCCGTCGCTGGCTGTTCCGTTGTCGTCGGCTCTGTCGTGGGGTCCGCGTCTGCTTGTACCTTCGGCAGCGTGGCGGTGAATGCTTCAAGGCACTTCTCCACGCACAGTTGGTAGTTACCGGGATTCATAATCAGAGCCACTTCGTCAACGGAGACATTGCCCTGATACCGCTGAAGCCCAGCCCAAAGGATCGTCGTCCAATCGCAGGGAACCACGTTCTTTAGTTCCTCTTGGCTGAACATGTTGACGCCGAGCTTTTGCTTGACCAGCCCGATTGCCTTCATATCGAAACAAACTTTTAGATCAACGCTGACTCCATTTGCGGAAAGTGTGAGCGTGACCGAGGGTGCGCCCAGTTGGGCGAAGATGCTTTTATCGAAGCCTGCCATTTAGAAGTTCTTCCTTAAGAAAATCGTGGGTGGGGTGGATGCGGAGGTAGGCGAGCGGTAGTTTGTACCTTCTCGCCCTAACATTCACGTCTCCACTTTCAGTCCGGCTTTACGAGCCAGCGGTGAACGTCGGCTTACCAGTGATCTTCAGCTTGCCGCTGATCTTGCCTTCCTTGTCGTGCGGGAGATCGTAGTCGTTGCTCTGGACATAGGCATTGAATGTCCAAGTGCCGAGGCTCACGGTGTACGTGCCAGCCGGAGGCAGAACAATCTTGCAGGCGACCAAGGTCGCACCATCAAACAGGGTTTGAAGAGCCTGCTGACTCGCGTCGTTGGGAATGTAGTTGCCGGAAAAGCTGACATCACCAGCGTCACGCAGGGTCGCAAGAAATTCGCGGTATCCACCTGTGGACTGCATGTTGGTTACGTCAACGAGGTCCGACTTTGAGCCGGAACGCTGAATGGTTTGGATTTCAGCAATTGGGGTGAACGTCAGAACAGCGGGTGAGCCAACTGGAATTTCAATTTCTAGTTCTGACCCGATTGGTGCAAATGCTTGGGAACCTGAATAAGACATGTCTGTTACCTCTCCTAAGGAGATTGGGTACTCCTACAAGAGGGACAGATAGTTCATTCATTGACCGCTAGGCACTTTCGATAAAGCGGATGTTGAAGTCGCAAATGACCCGGTACATCTGGGGATCGTAGTCAAACTCGTCCACGTCATTGTTCGGTAGGCAAGACTGTATCTGGGTGCCTTCGCTTAGTGTGCCCTTATAACCGTCGAGCAGGTTGTGGACTGCTTGAGCAAGTGCCTTCGCCTGTGGTGCATTCTGACCGTAGCAATCAATCTGCATACGTTTCATTTGAAGTGCATTGACGCCGTCCATCGACGTGAGCGGATTAGTAGCTGCAACGAGAAAGACAATAGCGGGCAGATCGGAGCCTTCAGGCAGCATCATCGGACGAACGCGCTGGTTGCCCACCATCGGGCCGACCGTGGCGTCGTTAATGAGCAAATTTCTTAATCCTTTTTCGATCATCTCGTAACCTCTTGGAATGCCTCACGCATCTTCGCGATAAACGCATCCAGTGCGCTCTGCCCACTGCTCTCGAACGCCGGACGGAGCCAAGGCTTTGCACCCTGATGCTTCGTACCGAATTCCGAGAACATGCCCCAGAAAGCCTTCGCCACAGGGCCGACTTTCACCGAGCCTTTGTCGTACTTGGTGCTGATGCTCGTTGTGGCAGCGATATGATCTGCCAAGAATCCCGGTGGATGACCGTGCGTCTCATCCTCCGACCTTGGAGCACGCTCCTTTGCAGCCAGTCGGAGAACCTCACCAGCAGCCTTCAGTGCATTCCGTACACCTTTCTTGACCAGCTTGTCCGGGAACTCCTGCATTTGCTGGCTTAATTGCTCCAAGCCTTCGATCTTGACGGTGACAACGTCGCCCATTTACACATCCAACTGACCCGCGTCGCGCTCGACACAGAGCAGATTGAGTTCCTTCGTCCGCTCCGTTGGGTTCAACACAGCCTCAATTTTGAAATAGCGATTCTCCGTTCCGTCCGGACCCGCAAACTGGACGCTCATGCTTGAATCAATGCCGGACTGCCAGCGAATCTGGATGTTGTGAGTAACTTCGCCAACCATCTGCTGTGCCTTGTAGAGTTCGCGACCTTGCAGAGCCGTGATCTTCGCCCGCACATTTGCCGCGAACGTAGTCCAGCCCGACAGCCCACCTAAATCGTCGGCTGTGGTGCCATGCGAGA